AGTGGATACCTATCATAATATGGTAGCGTATCTTTATGTTTTGGGTCATATCGGAACAAATACATATTGCCGACAACTTGTTTCGCTGTTTTAGATTTGGAACCAGATGTTTTTAGGATATTCTCACCAGTAATTGTACCTTCTGTGTTTAAATCCTTTGCTGAATTTGCTCTTCTAGCCTGGTTTCGATACCATTCTCGTGCTTTTTCTGTACGTGCTGGGACTTGACCCGAGCGGATACCTTTTGCTAAAATATCAGTAAATAGTCTTGCTGCCAATTACCTTGCTCCCGGTATGTGATGTTCTGTCATAATTGTAAATTGCCAACCTCTATCAGCACAAAAATTCTTTGCGGCCTTCCATTTGGCTTCATTTATCCCGTATCGTTTCACTTCGTTTAGATACCTTCTTGATATTCTGCCCGTTTTAGTTTTATTTTTATTCTTAGGGTCCGGTGGTCTACATTGAGCACTCGGTTTAATCTCAATCATAATAGTTTGAGGATTCCCTAAGCCATCCCTTTTATGCACAATTACATCAGGGAAATACCTATGTATTTTTCCATCAATCGGCGAACGATATGGAACAATCACTTCTTCCGATTGCCACCATACCACATCATTGTGTAAATCAAGCCATTTAAAAACTTTAAATTCCCATAAAGACCTATAAATAATCTTTGTTGGGTCGCCTTTATACTTAGCCGGATTCTTGGGACGAAAACGTCCTTTATATGCCATAATCTAGTACCCGCTTTTGTATATAAATAATCCAATATATCCTTAAAAGATATTTATCCAATCCAACAAAAAGTATGGAAGAAACATAGGACACTAAAATGGCATTATCATTTGGCGAAGGTAGTAGACCAAGAAAAGGTAAAAGTAAGACAAATAGGCCTGGACCTGCTATAGAATCAGTACGACGCGCAAGACAACAATCAGCACAAATTTTAACATTTCCAGTAAAGCCTTTGTCTCCTCATGGAATTCAATTTATTTTTAAAGAATATAATTTTGCAGCATTTGTTGCATCAAAAGACGGTAGATATGGTACTACAAGTCCTTTGGCTAAATATCAAAAAACTGTTAATAAAAAAAAGGTCGATTTAAAATCAACTCTTACCATTGAATTACCCTTTCCAACTTCTCTTACTGACGCAACAGGTCTTACAATTTCTGGGATTGAAAGAGACTTAGTCACTGCAGCTGTTGGTGATAGTCTTTCTCAAGCTTTTGCAGAGAGTCCAGAACAAGGAGCGGGACTTGTTAAAAGTCTTGCAAATCAATTACAAGGTCTTGGGACCGAATTAGCAAACAGCTATCAAACCGGCTCTGCAGATGGTGGATTCGCGGGAGGTGCATCAGCTGTTGCATCCAATATCTATGACAAATTAAAAAGCACATTAAATATTTCCATGGAAGGTGCAAAATTGCTTGGTTCCTATTTGGCCAGAGATTTTTTAGGTGATATTAGTAAAACAATAGCAATGGATTCTGCATTTGCAATTAATCCGCAAGAAACTTTATCATTTGAAGGTGTAGAGCTTAAGACATACACATTTGATTGGGAATTATATCCTAGTAATAAAGCAGACTCAGATAGAATTAAAGAATTAGTACGAAAGATAAAATCAAGAATTTTACCAAAAATGAGTGGTGGTGACTTTGAGGAATCTCTTGCCAACTTACTTAACTCTACAGACGGAATAAATGTTGAACGTTCAGCTGTGGGTAGGCTTTTCTTAAGTTATCCGGATACTGTAATTATGAATTTGGTTGGAGTTGATGAATCTCATTGGCCATTATTTAAACCGGCTATGTGTACTGGAATTGATGTTGATTATGCCGGAGGTGGTGATATGGTTATTGCAGAAGGTGGTAGACCAGCTGCTGTCACATTATCAATGTCATTCAGTGAACTAGTTATTCATACTCAAGATGATTATGAAGATACTCCTACAATTAGCCCGCCTGATGTTGAAAATAAAGGTCCGAAATTCGGAGGATTTAGGTAATGAAATATTTTGAAAATTTCCCATTAATTGATTATCAAGGGCGCCGTGTAAGAGATATATCGCGACGCAGTTCTTTTTTAACAGCAGTCCAAAATAATCCATATCTTTATTATCCATATACTGTCAAAGCAAATGAAAGGGCAGAGGATGTTGCAAATGCATATTATGGTTCAGTAGATTTTGTATGGTTAGTTTATTTGGCAAATAATATTATTGACCCATATCACGAGTGGCCTATGGACGAAAATACTTTTAATGATTATCTGGTTGACAAATATGCAGAACAATCAGGCGAAACTGGTGAAGATGTTATTGATTGGATTCGTGATGATGCAAATGACCAGAATATTATCTATTATGTGAGGCAGGTATAATGGCAGTTGATGATATTTTACTAGCGCCGGAATCGTTTCAGACGATTTACCTTCGTAGAGAAGACCGCGTTATTTTAAGAACAGAACGAGGTGAGAAAATCATTATTAAGAGAATCATTCCAGAGGAATGGGTACCTTATAGAATTTATGATTATGAACTTGCACTCAACGAAAAGAAAAAGGAAATATTTTTATTTGATAGATCTTTTGCAGCTCAAATTAGTGGCGAATTAAGAAGAAATTTGCTTGAAGCAAATACGGAATAATAAATGGGCGGTGAATTTAATCCAACGCGCTGTATTGTTGAAAGTGCGATTGTTAAAAATAAAGCTGGTGATACGAAGGATATCACCGCTATTATTGGTGAGTTTTCTTTATCTCAAGGTATTAACAGAATAGCAATAAATGGTATATTGACATGTCTTGATGGTGTTGGAGTTTTGGAAAATTATGGTTTGCGCGGCGAAGAAGAACTTGACATTGTTTTTAGATCGTTTGATTTCAATACCAAAGTTCGATTGAAGGCTCAAATTTATCGTATTGATGGTGTACAAAGATCTGAAGATGGTGGTTCATTAAAATATAATTTATATTTTGCCACAAGAACATCATATAAAGCAGATTTAAGAAAAGTCACTGAAGCGTATAGAGAAAAGACTGCAGGCTATATTGCTGAACAAATATTTAAAAAGAATTATTCCGAACTTAAATCTACAACACCTCGCAGCGATGGTCAAGAATTACCAGGAAGTTTTAAATCAAAGAAATATAGATTAGCAGCCGATAGGGAAAGATTTTTTTATGTGCAAGGAACCTATGGCAATTTAGATTTGGTTGTACCTACATTTAGGCCATCAAGAGCATTGGAATTAGTGGCTGCGAAATCATATAGTAAAGAAAGTTTAAGTAATTCATATAGATTCTTTGAAAATTTTGACGGCTATCATTTTGTGACTGATGAATATTTACTTGAAATGGGCAAAGCAAATCCTGGTATGGTCCATGATTTATTTTATTTTCCAGTTATGAATAAAACGGTTGAAGATGCTGAAATGCAAAGAAGGTCAATCGAAACATTTACAAACTCAAGAAGAGCACATACGGGACAAGATTTATATAATGGTGCTTATATGAATAAAGTTGTAGAAATAGACCTTTTACAACATAAAGTAAATTTCCGTACATTTAACTATCTTGAAGATGCCGATTATTATACAGGTCAAGGAAAGGCTGTTGTTCGCGATGATGTGCATACAGAAGATTTTATAAAAGACACATTTTTAGAAAGTAATGCAAAACAATTTATGGTGTTTAGAGATTATTCAGGACCAGAACATATACATCCGGAACCACCATTAAGACCATCAGTAAAAACTGACCAATATTATGCTGAAATTAAAGCAAATAGAACAGCTTATGGAGAACACGTAAAATCAAATACGGTTGAAATTGGATTAAAAGGAAGACTTGATATACAAGCAGGTCACTGTGTAAATATTATTATGCCAGAAATTAATATTGATTCTGTAAGAATGGAAAACCAAACAATGGTAGGAACATACTTAGTCACAGGAATTACACATATTGTTAAAGAAGGTGTTTGCGATACAAAAGCACAATTAGTAAAATATGGTCATGTAGGACTTATCTCATAATGGATATTGCAGGAATTAAAGACCCTTTATTTTTTATTGGTGTCGTTGAAAATAATGTTGACCCTCGTAATGAGGGACGTGTCGCTGTTCGTGCATTTGGTATTCATGGTAAAAACAATGAAGAAACAGGTGGAGTAAAAACAGCTGATTTACCTTGGGCGATTTGTGCTCAAGGAAATTATGACCCAAATAATCCACCACCTCCATTAAATTCGTTCGTATATGGAATGTTTCTTGATGGAAGAAGCGCACAACATCCATTAGTGTTAGGATTAATTCCTTCTCAATATGCTTCTGAACATGACCCGGCAAAAGATGGCTGGGGTGTTGTAGTACCAAAAGATGCTGAAACATTAGCGAAAGGTATGGACCCAAGAAGTTATGGTTTACCACAACAATCAAAATTGGCAACTGGTGAAAATCTTGGAGAAACATTTATTTTAGAACAAGATTTAAATAGAGTACACAGCCAAAGAGTTGCAAATTCAGATGATACTTGGGCAGAACCTCCATCAGCATATTCTGCAAAATATCCATATAATAGAGTTATCGAAACAGGTCAACACAGTATAGAATTAGATGACACACCTGGTGGTGAGCGAATCATGATTCACCACAAATCTGGAGCATATGTTCAGATAGATGCCAAAGGAACTGTCACAGAAAGGGCGGAGGCTGATAGGTACGAAGTTAATATTGGTACTAAACACGAATCATCTGGTCATTCAGTAGTGACGATTAATGGTAATGCTCATGTATATGTAAAAGGTAATAAAACAGAAGAGATTGAAGGTGATTATAATCTTTTAGTTCACGGTAATTCTCATTTTGGTACTGGTGGTCAATTTAATATTAATGGTGGTGAACAACTTCAGATGAGAGCTGGAGATGTTAAAATTGATGCAAATGTTGGTATAATGAATTTATTTGGTAAGGAATCTATTGTTATAGATGGTGGTCAACAATTTATTGCAAAAGCAAATAATATGAATTTAACCTCAATACTTGATATGGAATTATATTCAACACTTGCTATGAAAGTGACATCAGTACTTGATTTTACAGTTTCCAGTAATGATGTAAACTTTAATACAGGAACGGGTGGCTTTAATATTTGGGGTGTTGGTCCTACAACTATTGATTCGCCTTTTGTTAAGGCAATTGGTACACTTCAGGCAAAAGCAGTTAAAGGTATTAGAGGAGACTTTACAACATTAGGAGCTCCATTGCCAACAGGTTCTGTATCATATAATACGTTATATTTGGCTCCATTGGATGTTCCAACAGAGTTATTATTTACTTTACCAGAATTAAACTTTGCATTACCCGCCGTATTCGCAGGCTCACAAGCTGAAATGCCAGAACCTCCTTCAAAATCTACTTCGATTTTCCCAGGTGGTTATTTTGCAAAAGGCTTTGTATCTGGTTATGTAAATACTCCACTATCAGATAGTGCAAAAAGTGTTGTTTCATCTTTGGCTAAAAAGATTGGAGGAATTTTTGACTAATGGCTAGTAATTGTGTAGATAAAACAGACCAAACTACGGTAAATAAATTAGCGTTAAATAATGGCGTTATGACAGATGACGTTGGTCGTTATACATTAAATCAAATAGATGTTTTTGCTCAAGAACTTATTGATAATATTGCTAGTGAAGCTGAAACAAATCCTGTCGCGATTATGTTTAACAAATATGGTCAGGAATTGTATGATGCAAATGCCTATGTCAATGCATTACGAGATACATTAGATACAACAGATTATCCTGATTTGGATCGAAGATGGTCAACTGGTGCAATTTCAGATATAGAATTTGCAGACTTTATTAACTCATACAATTATACTCCAAGTGGTGTGATAAATGGACAAAATGTTGTATTGGCAAGAAATCTAGATGCTTATTATAAAGATACATTTAGTGAAAGCGTATTGGGTGGTTTCTGCAGAAGAATGCCACAAATTTTTGGTCAAATCGACGCATTTTTTGAATTGCTTGATGAAATAGGTGGGGTGATTAAAGACGCATTAGAGTTCATGAATAAAATTAGGTCGTATGAAGGCTTTGCAAAAACAGGAGAGCAAGCAATTATACGAAAATTATTA